AGCCCCGCTTCAATTCGCTTGGCTGAGTTGATCTGAAATAAAGCTTGTTTAACTTCCGATACATTTTCGTGGCGAGCGGGTCGGCCGGAAAGATTGTGTCGGCATTGGAGATCTAATTGACACTCCTCTTTTAAGCTCATTATGAATCCACCACTACCGTCCTCGATAAAGTAATTCCGTCCATCATACCAATAATTCTCAATCGCTTTGCCAATCCTTCCGACTTCATAATTCCTTACGAAATCATTACTGGTAATCTCTGCCCAAGTATAAAATCCTTTGGGCATATTGAAAACCTGCATGCCGGTCTCCCGAACGATTGCCGCATTCTTTGTTTTATGACCTCCACCTGGATCCCAAAAGGTCGGTCCTCGGCTTCCTTCCACAAATTCTGTAGGCCATCCATTATCAGGCCAAACTCTTTGAATCTCAGTATAAACCGCATCCAATGGAATAACCGTGCCATGCCCACGGAAATCAGCCGATTTAGTCGTTTCGTACTGCCAGTAGTGAAGCATTGATGTTGGAATCCGTGCGTCAGGACTGACAGCTTTCCAACCATGTCCGTGAAGTAAATAGTGCTGACGCTTAAATATGCCTGAATCAAATCCACGAGCGATAGCATCTCTGCCATCAAGCTTCAGCTCTTTAGCCAAACGTCCTAGAAATTTTTCATTGGTCTTGCTGCCGTGACAAAAGATTGGATCTTCGAAAAACCAAACCGCATGAATCCCTCCGCTGTAGCTTCGACTGATATAATTAACTGGGTATTCGTGATCAATCATCCGGCGGACAATCTCCTCAAATTCCTCATCAGTAAAATCGGCATCCCAATCAACGGTGACCCCGTGAAGATACCTCATCGGATTCGCTTCACTGACCCTCTGGCCGGGATCTACACCTTCACCGGTTGAATAAGCGCAGTAAACTGTACTGGGGCTTGCCGCCCATGCTTTGTACTCGGTCGTATTTCTAAACTCAGGAAGATCGAATTCGACTTCCCATGGTTTAGATTTACTGACCTGCGACGCTCTTAGATTTGGAATCGCGAATAGCTCCATAATATAAAATCTCCTCTAAAACTTGGTTAACTTCATTCTGTAAATCCGTTTCGTAACACGAAATATTTTGGATTTCATAATTTATCAGCTCGGAATTTATACCGGCTTCTGAAATATGCTCGTCGGGTGAATCATCTAAGCCACGAACCACTCGAACAATTACTCCGTCATGTGCCCTAATCATGGCTGCTTCATTAGCAAATCGAACATCGTCGATTACATAGTTTTTGCTACGGTCTAAATGTTTTTCTAAAGAGGTAACCCATATATTTTGAGATACTAATGTTCTCCCAAATTCGGTACCTAAAAGCTGCATCAACTCTCGGGGGCTTTTGCCAAATTCTGGAATAATATCTTCCTTTTTCTTCGGGTCATACAGCTCATCATTAGATAAGCCCATTGCCGAGAGCATTAATTTTATCGGTGTCGCAAAACTTTTAATTCCATAATTATATTGTTCCGCGATGATCCGTGCGACGGATGACTTCCCACATCCTTTCTTTCCCGTAAGTCCTATGATCATTTTGTGTATTGTTTTGTAATTATTGCCTCGGATGCCAACGGTACATTGCGCATCCATTCGGGGGCTTGCCCCATTATTTTTTCAATTGCTGATTTAGATTCCTCCGCCATGGATTCTGGAACCTCGATTACAACTTCGTCATGCACATGTAATACAGTTTTAAATCCCGCATCCGTTAATCTGTTCATGATAAATCCGAAGCAGTCCCGAGCTAATGCTTGAACACTATTCTGAAATAGATTAGCTCCATACATTTTCACCCTGCGAATCGATCCTTTTTGGGTCGCACAAGTTACGCCATCCGGCTCATGTCGACAGCGAAAGTATTTAAGCGTCCGGCCGGAGGGTAGGGGGATCTCAAAATCATTTCCTTCGCTCGCGGTCTGCTTCAGCTGAACATCCAAGCTTTTCCAAGCCCGTGTGATCTTGGGATTCTTGTCGCGAAAATCCATTACTTGGATAAAGGCATTGACCCATTGCCGACGGTCTTCGGTCGGAAGTTGCGGGTATAAGGTCGCTTTTCCGGGCATGTATTTTCCAGCGTAATCCTGAAATCTTAATTCATCAGCCCGGCTAAAATCCTGATCGAGGATTTGAGTCTGACCATACATTGCCACGGTCTCAGCAAATTTAGACCATCCCGATCCGTAGCCCAATTGCAGAACACGAACCTTGGCGAGCAGATAAAGCTCAGGATCTTCGTCCTTTAATTTCCCACCAGTCCAACCCATTGTCTGCCGAGCATGAGCTTCATACGGGCTCATTCCCTTCTTAATCAAATCTAGGAAATCTGTATCACCAGCGAGAAACGCTGTTAATCTTGGCTCGATTTGAGAGAGGTCGGATACTATCAGAGTATTTCCATCTCCGGCTGATATGCAGTTGCGAATGTTAACTCCATATTTAGATTCGCGCGGTAGATTTTGAACATTAAAGCCCGCGTCACCACTCCATCTGCCAGTAGCGTCCGCTCCAAAATATTTCATATTATATGACATCTTACCATCAGGCGTGAGTCTATCCTGCATCGATCTCAATCGCTTTAAATGCATATTGATCCGATTGTAATTTTGCATGTCAGCGACAAACGAAATCTTATCGCCATTCTCTTTTACCCATTCTTCAAGAACCGGGCTATCCTTCGCCAAGCTTTTGGGAGGCTCAATGCCAAGCTTACGACATTCAATCGCCAACGCCTTTTTGGAATAGACTACATATTCTTTCTTAGTGTCGGGATCTATTTCTCCGTACCAAGGTAATGCTTTCTTCGCTTCGAATAATCTTTTTTCTAGTAGATTAATTGAACTCTCCATGAGCGTGATATCAATAGGTAATCCTTCATAAGCCATCGATCGTGTCATTCGACTCAGTCGCTTTTCTTCTTCCGGCCATTTATCTCCGTAAAGCTCCCAAATTTGGTAGGTATATTTCGCGTCATCCAATGCGTACTGAAGAACTTCTTTAGATTCGTCCATGGCGATCATGTCGTCCCAGGTCTTACCTTTCATGTTCGTCCTGACTCCTTTGTCCATCTCTACCCCTAAGAGCTCTTTAGCGGCTCCCTTGAGATTTCTTTGGAATTGGAAATATACGCACATGTCCGCGGAGCATTCCCATGTGACTTTAACATCTTGGTTTATAATCCCGAGCTCTTGGCATCGCTCAAAAACTCGTTGGTCAAAGGATGCATTGTGCGCGATCAAGGTGTACCCATCCAACCTTTTAAAATCAAAATCCTTGGTCATCCCGACATATTCTAATTCCGGGCAATAGATTGATACTAGGTATGCATCAAATTCCGGATGTGTGACATATTGGTAGGTAGAACTTCCCGCTATCGAGTAATCCTTCGAATAGAAGGTCTCAAAATCTAGTGCTGCTACTTTTTTATTATTCATAATTGTGGTGTGTGGTTTTTATGAAAAGTGAATTGCTGCGGCGGTAGTGGGGGCTGGAGAACACAAACTCCAACCCCCTACACACCACAACTAATCTATGAGTTGACTAGCTAAAATCTTTAAGCCACTCGACAAACTTTGAATCATGCTTTGTTCCTTTTTTAAGTTTCGGTGCATGAACAAAGTTATTACCAGCTTTTACCTTCTCAGTAGTAAGCCTGAATGATCCGGTATTAATGCCATCGCGGTAATACATTTTTGCTGCTGTGAAAATCGGTACCGCTGCATGTTTGTAAGCAGTTCCCTTGATTCTCCACAATGCGAATGCGTAATTATTTCCGTCATGCTCGAATGGAAAATCGTCGGGGTTATCTCCTTTAATGCAGACCAGTGCGTCCGCGATCGCTTTCCACGATGCCGGTGTTCCGTCCTGCCACACGAAGGTAGCTTCCGGATCCGCTTCAAGGACTTCTGCTTTGGTAGCCATAATACGAGGGATCTCTCCGCTGTCCCATTCTATATTCTCTTCGAACATCTTACCAATGCGGCATACGGTAAACTCTACCTCTTTTTCGCCGTCGCTGATTTCGGTTTCGCCATCTAAAACAATGGTTCCTTTTTTATAGGTTTCGGATAATGCTCCTACGCCTTGAGCTATCTGTAATTTAGGAAACGATATATCGCTCGCATCGAAGTCACCTACCAAACCTTGTCCGGGCTGAATAGCCAAGGAGGCTGTTGGGGAACCTTCAATAATATCTCCAGCCGCTTCCGCGTCTGATGTCGTTTCACTTACTTTTTCACTTAATGTTGCTTTTGCCATTTTCGTATTTTGTTATTTTGTATTTGTTTGTATGCTGAATGTTATACACTCAGATTAAAGATTTTGGGACTTGCGGAGGTATGGAGATCTCTCCCGGTCTTCTTCTGCCGGTAAAACCCCACTGTCCTCAA